GGGAATGGTGTCTTGAGAGGGCGATGTTATATCTAAAAGACAACAATATTGACCCTGACCGCATAATGGACACTGCCGATATGTTTGAAGTGTATATTAACACTGGCAAAGTCCCCAAGCGTATAACAGTCAGCAACCCAAAGTGAATTACCTAGGAGGGGGTAGTATGAGATTAGAGAAGATGGTACAAGATATGACTGAGCCGAAGGGGTTTTTAACCTGGGTTAATGAGATACCTAAGGAAGAGCGATGGTTATGGGAAGACCCGATAGCTCTTGAAACGGTTATGAGAGGGCTTGAGGATGCAAAGGAAGGCAGAATATCAAAGATAGATGCTGAGTTACTAAGGGATGAAGAATTAGATATAGAGGATGATTTAATACCTGACTTTTAAGGAGGTAATATGGCAAGGATTCAAAATGGTGGGAGGAGACCTTTAAGAACCAAATCAGTCTTAGGGCAGGCTGGCAGGCCAGCGACTCCGAAGTTTGATGCTTTAAGAGGGCTCAAGGGGAAACCTGACAAGACTATAATTGATGTCCTGGTAGCCAGGAGGAAGGCCGTAGAGGATGCGATAAGGATTTTTAGACAGAGGAAATAGGGGTGCAAATCCCTAGTCACAGTTATATAGGGGGATGATATGAGGAAATTACCCTTACTTTTGGTTGAATGGGATGATTGTGTAACCGATTCCCGTTGGCAAGATGTTAATACGGAAAGCGGAATCCATACAAACCCAGCTTACTCTGTGGGCTGGCGGGTAAAATCCAACAAGAGATATTTAGTCATATCTCCAATGCGTGATTCTACTGACAAATGCGATGACCGCATAAACATACCGAGGGGTTGTATTAAAAGTATAAGGCGATTAGAATAACTGTGATGGGAGAATAGGTAATGAAGATAACTAAAAGTGGGTTTCGTTTTGGTAGATTTATGTTAGATATATCCTATCGTCATAGAACGATATTTTGGGCAACTGGCTATCATGAGTATTATATCCGCCTTGGTATTCCACCCAAAGCAACAAAGCATAATACAGGTTCAAGTCCCTAGTCACGGTTATATAAAGGAGTGAAGATGAAACGGGGATTGTCAAAGTTCAAGCGAGATTACCACTTCAGCGATTGCTCTGTTTATAATGAACCCGCTTATCCTAATGGTAGGTGCGATTGTGGGCTAAGTGGTTGGCAATGGCTCAATCGGCTCATTAATAGAATAACCGGCAAACTACCACATATAGTATAGATACCACAGAGGATACAAGATATGGAACAACTAACTGAGCTTTACATTAAGGGGAAGATTACGGACAGGATACACGAACTATCGTTAAAGTTCTCCTATGAGATGTTACACGAAGGATATAGTTTTCTCTGTCCCCGTGATATACAAAGGCGGTTTTATGAGAAGTGGGCGGAGTACGCCTTGACTAATTGACCCTAGGGCAACGGCTTTATGCCGTTTTATTACCAGTCTTTGGGGGTGGTTTGGATTAAACCCCCCTTTTTATTATGAACATAGCATTGATAATATTATTGGTGGTGGGTATACCGTTAGTTTATATCGCAGCAGTAACCTATTGGGATGAGTGGATGGTGAACAGACATGGTTGAACCGCCTTATGGGTGGCGATATTGGGCCAGTCTTATATTAGAAATGATGATATGTGCGATATTTTGTCTTATAGTGCACGGGTTAATTAATAGATGAAAAAGATTATCATAGTAATACTGCTGCCAGTTTGGTGGCTTCTCTGGTTTGTAATAGCAACAAGCCTTATTGATTTGGTGAAATGACAGTAGAATTAGAAACAAAAGACACTCTTATAATACAGGAATTCGCTCACAAGCATCCCGATAAGTGGATAGAAGAGGTATTTAACTGCAAACTATGGGCGATGCAGAAGGATATAGCAAGGGATGTCTTCAAGCGTCGCAGGGTAGCGGTTAAGACCTGCTCTGGAACAGGGAAGACATATATCGCTGCGAGAATAGCGTTGTGTTTCCTCTATACATTCTATCCATCAACGGTTCTGACTACCTCTTCCTCATTCCGCCAGGTTCAACACGCTCTTTGGAGAGAGATAAACTCAGCCAAGGGGAAGGCAACCATCCCCCTTGCAGGGAAATACACCCTCACTTCAATTGATTTAGATGATAAGTGGTTTGCCATAGGAATCTCAACAAAGGAACCAGAGCGGTTTACTGGATTACACAATAAGCATATGTTGGTAATTGCAGATGAGGCTTCAGGTCTTGATGAAGTTATATTCGCTGCAATGGAAAACCCCCTTTCAACTGGGAACACACATCAGCTTTTAATCTCAAACCCAACTCAACCCACGGGAAGTTTCAGGGATGCGTTCTCGTCTCCCCTGTATAATACTTTCTCAATAGACGCATTCCATACCCCGAATCTTGCTGCCTTTGGGATTACGATGGATGATATGAGGAGCAATACTTGGGCGAGCAAAATTACGGACGAACTCCCATATCCTGAGTTGATAAATCCCGAAGCTGTCTATGAACAATATCTCAAGTGGGGTGAGGGTAACTGGGCGTTTCAAGTTTGGGTACTAGCTAACTTCCCCCCGACAGGAACGGATACACTCTTTTCACTTGAAGAAATTGAATCAGCAATGGAAAGGCAGATTGAGCCGAATGGAGAGTTGTTCGGGGCATTAGATGTGGCGAGATACGGTGATGATGAATCTGTTTTCGGGTTAAGGTGTGGGGACCACGTCTATCCTTTCAGGTCGTGGGCACACGCTGAGACAACTCATACAGCGGGTAGAACGATTCGTGAGATAAGGACAAACAAACCCTATATCACCACAGTGGACTCTGTGGGTGTTGGTGGTGGTGTGTTTGATATGCTTGAAGAAGAGGGACTGAATGTAGCTGAGTTCAATGCTGGGAATGAAGCGGTTGATAAAGAACACTTTGTAAACCGTAGGGCTGAATTGTTTTGGCTTCTCAAGGACAGATTCAAGGATGAGGCCATAGACCTCCCAGATGATGATTTATTGAAAGCACAGCTTCTTGATGTTAGATATACGTATGACCGCAAGGGCAGGATGCAGATTGAATCAAAGGAACAAGCTCGCTCTAGGGGGTCAAGGTCTCCTGACAGGGCGGATGCTTTAATGATGCTCTTCGCCCCAGTTTCGCTTAGAAAACTCACCAAACCAAGACAAAAATGCTCTATATAGTAGGTGCTTATGGAAGAATATCTTACCAAACATAAGAGACGCAAGGATGAATTACAGGGATTATATAATAGGATGGATGCCGACAGGAAATTGTATTACCTTGAACCCTATATAATGCGCAATATTGAAACGAATCTGGCGGTGAAGGGTGTCCACAATATTACATTAAATGATGCTGCCGTATTCGCCCATCGTGCAATCGCTATTCTCTCAAGTGCTTACCAGCAGGTGGTTGTAGAGGGGAAGGGTATAGACGCAACCTATATAGAAGATTTTATTAACGCCTGTTTATGGGAGGCTGACCAGAATCTTATAAAACAGGGATACTCAACTCTTTATGCTTGGAATTGTGAACATGTCTGCATTCGTGGGAGGTTGTCTTCAAGGAATCTTATAAGAGTTGAAAACGGAGAATTGATAATAGATGTTATGCCTTGGGATACGAAGTATGTAACGTTTGAATTTGACCGCAATGGTCTTGATATGAATGCCTATGAGACAATTCGTGGCAAGGCTGATATAAAAGCCGAATACAACAAGGATGTTGCTGGGAAAACTGGCAAGATTCTCGATTTATGGACTCCTAAACAGAACATCATTTCCATTGAGGGGGCTGACCAAAGGACAAAACCACACAAGTATGATGAAAACCCCTGTATATACCAAAGGGTTCCCTCTGGCTCTATGTTACAGGATGAACTCGCAGAGGAACATCGTGGAGAAAGCATATTCTCCCTTGATAGGGGTATGTATCTCAATTTGAACAAAGCAGCCTCAATACTTATGACACAAAATATGCAGTCGTTTCAGGCTGGGTTGCAATTGCATAGTGAAGCTGGTTCGGGGGCTGAACTTCCAGATGATAACCCACGTGACCCAGGGCAAATGACAGCAGTTGAGATAGGTGGTGGGTTTACGCCAATCCCAACAAACGATATGAAGATGGCTACCCGCTACCTTCTCCAGATGCTAGAGGCTAGGGCGCAAAGGGGGGCACTTTCAAATATAGATTATGGCAACCTTTCCTTCCCTCTTTCGGCAGTGGCTATTGCGAAATTAAGTGAATCAAAAGACCAGATATTCGTTCCAAGGCTAATGGCACTTTCGCTTTACTATCAGCAGTTGGCTAAATTATTTATAAGACAATTTATTAAATACGGGAAGAGTGCGGAGTTAGGAGAGGAATCCCACCGAAGGAGTTTTGAACCCAGTAAGCTAAAGGGTAGTTACACGATAAAATTCAGGTATTTCTCACAGTCTCCTGAGCAGGAGATAGCGAATTACTCTGTAGCTGTTGCTGCTATGGCGTTTTTGTCAGAAGACACCATAAGAAAAGATATTCTTAAACTCCGTGATCCAGATGGGGAGAAATTAAAGAAGAATGCAGAAAAAGCTGCTGTGTTAGATCCAGATCCTGTGTTATATGACACTATCGTTGGGCTTTATAATGAAGATAATACAATGTCAGATATTAAGGCAGATATGCTCAAGCCCACTCTTTTGAGTAGGTTGAGACAAAAGATGAGTCCCGTTCCCCAAGCTCCCCCAGTGCAAGAAGGGAAGGGGGCACAACCACCCGAAGGTTTAGTCCCATTAATGGGCGGTGGGGGTGGTGCTGTACGAAGACCCGTCGGTAGGGGAGAGCTTGAGCCTTCAGAGGAATTTGTAAGAGATGAGGAGGAGCGAGCTGGTGCGGCTACTGCCAATAGGGAACGCCGAGCAATAGAGGGTGAAAATGTCTAAGGCAACAGTAGATGCGAAAATATCAAAATTGAATAAAGAAATAGACGCAATTTTGAATCAGCAAACCCCACAAGGCGGGAATGCAAGATCGATGAATAGTTTAAGGGCTTTTATAAACAGAATGAAGGGGGTAAAGCGTGGCGGTAGTCCAACCCCTCGGTAAGAGAATTAAAATCCCCCCGATAGCCGAAGAAGAAGAGGAAGTCCCTAAAATTGAAGAACCAGAAGTGGAAATTCCCTGGGCTATCGGTATGGTAGAAGATGTTGGTAGGCAACTTGGTGGGCAGGTGATTGATGTTCCTGAAGCTAGAGTTTATACACCCCAAGATATAGGGGTTACGCTTCCCGAAGGTTGGGGGGTTAAACTCACACCCGCTGAAACTGAGCAAGGATTTACCTATTCCCTTGTAGAGCCAGGGGGCTGGGAGCTTTTTGGTGGTGATGTATATGTCTCCCCAGAGGGAGAATCCTATAGTCTGGCTCAAATGAGAAGGCTTGCACTGGCAGAAGAGTGGGATGAGTTTGAGGCACTACCACCCGAAGAACCAGAGACCGAGATTTTCCGTCTTTTAGGGGGACTGTTCCCAGGGCGTGAAATCGGTGAGGTAATTGAATACTACTTCCCAGAAGTGGAGGAGGTAACTGTAACCCCACCGCCAGAAGAAAGAATAAGGATTGAAGAAGAACAGAGGATAGCCACTGAGAGGTGGGGCGAGTTCCTCTCCGAGATACAGGAAATCGGCAGAACCCCTGAAACGGAATCATTGTTAAGGATAATGTTCCCTGATATTAGTGACCCTGAATTAGAATCACTATTAACAGGGGAGCCAATACCAGTAATGGAACAGGCAACGATGGGCTTGGGGGCTGCTTGGGAAGAGTTGACTACAGGTGGCTGGACATGGGGTGAGGTTGGGGATGTTCTTTTGGGTGGGCTTGGTGTGCTTGGTGCTACGATTGAAACATACGTCCAAAGACCCTGGGAAGCATTTGTGGGGGAGGCTAGGGCTAGATTCCAACTGGCAATCGGCCAGGGTAGTCCTGCTGATAGGCTTTTTATTATAAGATTGGATAAGGCCTGGGAACAACACGGTTGGGGTTGGGCTTTTTCTGAAGATGTAAGCCTTGCTTGGGAGGAATACACCAATCAACTTACAGGTCCCGCTAGGGTAGCTACCGAGATTTCCGAGTGGCTTAATCCAGCTTATCTCATTACATTAGGTGGTATTGCTGGAACTGGGGCGAGAATGGTAAGCCGTATTCCAGTTATCGGCAACTGGGCTGCAAAAATGGCTGGGGCAGTTATCAAGACGGAGAGGGCAGTTTTCTACCCCATAACAAAGCCACTGGAATTAACTGCACGTGCAGCGGCTAGGATTGTTCCCAGTGCTGCAAGGAAGATTATAGGTGAAACAACGCATCTAATAATGAAACTCCCCAAGAGCGAGGCAATAGCAGCGGACTTATTTGCAAGCAATTGGATGAAGAGAGTAACACAAAGGATTGCCAAATTACCCCTGGCAAAGCCCTTTATTAGAGCGATTGACCCCAGACTGCTTGTTAGGTTGAATAGTGCGATTGTTGAGGATGTTGTTGGCAGGGCTGCTGGTGTTAAGTTGTTTTTTGAATCTGCTGGTAGGAATCTCAGGGCAGCGAAGCTCTTAGAGTTAAGAGGAGTTTCTGCTAACCCAGTTAAATTGTTTGGCTTTAATAAAGAAGGCGTTTCTACAACCATAAGGCGATTAACAAAAGATGCCACTGGCACGCTTGAGGATATATTCATTCACCCAGGTAAATACGCCCTTAATGCCCGACAGATAGAATATGTCAATAGAACACACGAATTATTTACAGGCGTTACTGATTTACTCATAACTGAAGGCGTAGCCCCAAAGGGGGTTACTGCTGAATGGTGGGTTCACAGGGTGGTTATGGGTAAATATAACAAGGCTGGGGAGCTTATTCTTGTCAGAGGTAAGCCTGGGGTTAAGGGTGGTGGATTAGGGGCTAAGAGAGCCTACGAGATGCGCAGGAAGGCACCCACAATGGATACTGGCATTGAGTGGGGTATTAGATACAGCCCCAACCCAGAAGAGTGGATTGGCACTTACATAGAAGAAGCCTTTAAGAAGATAGGTGATGAACGCTTTGCCCTAATGGTCGCTGAATATGGGACTAAACCCTCAGTGATATTGGCAGAAAGAGCACCAGAGTTGGTGGCCAGAGCGGAACTCACACAAGCTGAGCTTGCTGGTGCAGCTAAGTTTGAGAGTGTTATTAACAGAGCCATACGAGGCGAGAGACTGCCAGAGGCAACCCTAAAAGCTATGGAAAAACAATTCCCAGAGTTGGGGTATCGTCTCAGGTATTTGACAAAAGAACCAACCACAGTAAAGGCTCTGGGTAAATACATAGAAACACTCAAGAGATACCCTGAAAAACCAGGACGTTTGCCCAGCGACCATAGAATGGCTGAGGCATTCAGTGTTATGCCCTTTGAGGAAAGGCTAGCTTATCGCTATGTCATAGAGGATTTGGCTGTTAAGACTGGTGATAAGGGTGCCAAGAGAATCCTTAAAGCATTAGATAGCGTGGATACGCTGCCAAGATATACACCAAGCGAGGGATTGCCTAAAGATATGTTTGGCTATCCTCAAAAGGGGATGGTTGAAGGTGTTGCTAGGGTAACTAGATTATCAGCCGATGATTATACCAGACTTGTTGAATTACACAAGAGGGCTGGATTACCACCGCCAGATGTTGCTCTAAAACCAATGATAGAAGGCATTGAGGCTGAGACAATAATTAAGAAAGTCGCCTATGAGTTACCGCCTGTTAAAACAGGAGCGGAGAGATTGGCGGCATTAAACTCGTTAAAACTAGAGGCGAAAGCCCTGAAGGAAGCACGGAGGGGGCCTTTCTGGCAGGCCAAGTCGGAGAAAGCCCTTGAGATGGAGAAGATTAGGCAGCCAGGCATAGAACACGGTTACATTATGCAGCCTATGTTTGGCGGAAGACTCTATGATAGAGAGTTCATTGATGTAGTCAATATGTGGTTTGGGCATAAGAGCGGGCTAAAGGCGTTAAGATTTACCTCTGACTTGGCTGGAATTTTAAGAATTACAAAAGCTGCCCTTGACTTTTCCTGGCAAGCTATTCAGGGAATGCCCTCATTTGGTTTAGCCCACGCCTATTTACTGATAAACCCCCCTATTGGGGTTAAGTTGATGGGGCAGTGGTATAGAGGATTTTGGTATTCAGTCAACAGTTTCTTTAGACCAGAAGTTTTCTACAAAATGATGAAGGGGAAGTTTGGGAAATTAAGCACTGAGCGTATTGGCTTTGGTGGAAGTTCTCAGGCCATAGATTACTTTGAAGTCTTGGGGGCGAAGACTGGATTCGGGGGCTTTGGCGCGAAGGCTTTAAGGAGAATACCACTTGACCCATTTGGTAGGGCTGAGGTCGCCTGGTTGTCTGGTGGAGAGTATGTCAGAAACACATTCTGGGAAATCCTCGCACCATCCGCAATAAAAAGGGGACAGGAGTTTCAATTAGTAAGATTTCTGGATAGAATGACTGGAATAATTGATACTGCTGGTATGGGTGTCCCTCAACTTACAAGGCAACTTGAATCTTCTTTTATGTGGTTTGCCCCAAGATACACCAGAGCCTGCGCATCAGTTCTGGCTAGTATATTTAGAGGTGGATATACAGGGCAAATGGCCCGTAAGGCACTGGGCGGGATGGTTAGTGCTGGAGTACTCTATTATTCTGCATTACAATATGGACTAGCTACTCTTGAGGGGAAATCACACGATGATGCTTGGGATTCTGTTCTTGAAGGGTTCGGTGTAGTTCAAGACCCGATAACAAAAGAATGGGGATGGAAGCCCTCGGCCAGATTTATGACTATTAAAATTGGCAACTACTATATGGGCTTAGGTTCATTCTGGTATGGTCTACTCAGACTTAGTGGCAATATTATGGCCACAGTAAATGAGGTCGGGGATAGAGAGATAATAGACTTCATAAAAATTATTAAAAACGGAAGCGTAAACAGAGACAATCCATTCGTCTACTGGTGGTTTACCCGCACATCGCCAGTAACTAGCAATATAGTCCAGTTGGCAGAGCATAGGGACTTTCTTGGTTATCCGATAGAATCCGTTGATGAATATTTAATGCACATAGCCAAGATGTTTGAGCCGATTTGGTTGGAACAGGGCGTTAATCCCTTGGTTTTCCCATCATGGTCTACGGATGCGGAGATACCAGAGGGGTTAGCTAGACAACTTATTATACCAGCAGAACTATTCGGATTACGGACATTCCCTGAGAGTGGATGGGTAAGGTTCTACGATAAGGCTAAGGAATATATACCCAGTATGCCAAGAGAAGAGCTTGACGAAGCACAGATAGGAGCTTGGAGGGATGACAAGCTGGAATGGGCACACCTAACAGATGTGCAGAAGATGAATTTACTTGCCCGTTACTCAGACCTGAATGATTTATACATAGAAGCTCAGGCTGATAGTGCTGTAAGAGATAGTGGAATCTGGGGGCAATGGCAAGAAGTCATGGCGGAATCCAAAGAGATTTACTATGACAGGATTAACCAACTCACAGGACAATTAATAATGGGTGAGATAGATACCCGTGAATACAGGGACATGGCTGGTGAAGCTGGGCAAATGTATGGCGTGTCCCTTGAAACCATAGAGAGAGACCCGACTTATTCTGATATTTACAATTACTTCGCCAAGAAAGAGGAAGAGGAAGATAAATATGGATTTCTTGATGATATAGCCATGGCTGAATATAGTTCCCGAATCCTCTTCGCCGAAGATATGGTAGATATAGATGGCAATTATGATTGGGATGAAAGGGATAGAAGGATAAGCGATTTCATTGAGAAGTGGGGGTTAGCTACATACGAAAGAATACTCAAATACTATGAGGAAAAGAAACGCATTGAGGGTCTTAATGAAGTCTGGCTCAGGAAGGCACACGACACGGAGCTTATCGGCAGGGACTACTGGGACTTACCCTGGAAGCCGATTATAGATATATCACTCTCATCTGATGTTCCTGCTCCATACTTACCGCTTTGGCAAACATACATTAGTCTCAAAACAGATGAGGAACGGGAAGCCTTTATAGTAAAACACCCCGATTTTACTAGGGACTGGAGAACGGAATACAGGATTGCCAACTCCAATATAGACGCTATGCTTGCCTTATGGGGTTATGGGGGTAATCTACAATCAGCTGAAGCTTATAACCTTGTAGAAAAATGGGGGGCTGAGTTAGGTATCCCATTGGATCAGATGGGGCTTGGACTACCACCCAGAAATCTTGTAAAGAATTACTTTGAATATAAAGCTATATCTGCCGAGCATGGTGGCAACAGCAGAGAAGCCAAGGGATATAGGTATGATAACCCCGAATTTGATGAATGGGGGCAGGAGAATTGGGGCTGGAAGCCAGCCAGGAAGCCCAAGGAAGAGGCAGAAGAAGGCTACCTTGGCACATTAGAAGACATCTTAGACTAGCCAGTAAATCTTTAATACTGGCGATAAAATAAAAAGGAGGAACACACCGTGGATGAAGAGAAGAAAGCTGATGAAGTAACTACGGATGATAAAAGTTCGGAAGTTACTCCAGCGGTGGCCAAACCTAGTTCACAAAAACCTGAGTTTACCAAGGAGCAGGAGGCGGAGGTTCTGAAGCGAGTTTCAGATGAGCTTGCGAAGAGGGGAGACAAGGCTAAAGACCTAGAAACTAAACTAGGGGATGCGACTAAATTCATTGACACCCTACAGGCAGAGCGACTAGAGGCTTCGGCTAAGAAGTTTGGACTAACTGTAGAGAAACTCAAAGAAGTTGGGATTGAAGACCCCAAGAAGGTTGAGGCCTATGCTACCCTATTTGGCAAGACTGGGGATACGCTGAAGGATGATCCCATACCTGATTCTGGAAAGACAGAGGGAGGTTTATCCGATGAGGCTTTCACAGAAGGCATTGGTTCTGGCAAAATTCCGCTAGACAAGGATGCCATGGCGAGAGCCAAGAAACTCGGAATCACAAGATAAAGGAGAAAATAAATGGCAGCAGGAATGACAATTACTGGTTCTCTTACTGACAGTCTACCTAAAATGCTAGCTTCAGCAAGAATTATCAGGGAGTTTGAGGGCGTTATGCCCCAACTAGTGGATGTGGTTACTCTGGGCGAGGGAGAGGGTTTAGATTGGAACGAAATATCGCTAGCCCAACTTGTCGCTCAGGCAGTACAAGAAACTACAGTACTAAATAATCCGCAGCAATTGGCTGATACTATCTTAACAATCACTCCTACGGTTGTGGCTATACAGACTCGAATTACCGATAGGGTAGCAGCCCGAATATCTAATAATGTTTATGCCAAAATCGGTGCTCTTGCACAGAACGCAATTCAACGCAAGAAGGACGAGGATGGCATTACAGCACTGGATGCTGGCAGTTCTACATCTGACCCTGGGGCTGGTAACACACTAACCAGTGGGCATATTGCTTCAGCTAAATATAACATCTCAAGCAATGTTACTGAGCCTGGCCCTCCACCTTACCGATGTGTCTTACATGGCTTCCAGTTAAAGGACTTATTCGATGAACTAGTGGCTGGTATCGGCACTTACGTGACAATGGAGGGGCCGTCAGCCAGAGTATTTGCTACTGGGTTTAACCTACCCATTGCAGGTGTTGAGGTTTATGAGGATGGCAACATCCCTATAGATGGCTCACTTGATGCAAAGGGTGGTGTCTTTTCCCAGCAAGGAATCATACTGGTTCAGGGCAGAGCACCCAGAGTAGTACTTGTTAGACAGGAGCATATTGGTGGTGGAGCTACAGACGTATTCCATTACGATGAGTATGAATATGGACTCAGGGCTGGAATTGACTGGGTCTTCGAGATGGAGTCTGACGCTACCGCACCCACAAGCTAATGAATAAGAATCGTGAGGTTTGGCAAGAGGCTCACGGTAAAATTCCTAAAGGATGGCTTATTCACTTTCTAAACGGAGATAAGCGGGATACTCGCTTAGAGAATCTTGCTGCGGTTCCCCGCTACCCAGTTCATCTGGGACAAGTAACCGCCCCTTATATCGAAAGGATAAGAAAAATAGAAAGGGAGCTAAAGCTCCTAAAGGAGAAAAACAAATGAGTATAACAGGACAAAGTGGAGTTGGCAAAATCCGTCTTTTCACTGATTGCTGCGGTAATGAGATTGTCGTAACTAATGCTGAAGCTCCAACAACTCCAGGGCATAGCCAGGGACCATTCTCTGTGTTGGGTGATTTGACTCAATCAGATGCAGGTTTGGTATTACTGTCTAAGGCTAATGGATTTGCTAGACTTACTGCATCTGCTGTATCCAATGCTGATGGGTGTGCGTTGGCTACGGAAGTTTCATTCAGCCCTATTTTGAATGGTACATTGATACTTGAGGCTAGGGTTGCACTCCAAGCTATAACGGCAAGGAATATCTTTATTGGGTTTACAGGAGTAATTGCTGACGACGTACTAGAACCATTAACCTGTAGTGGTACGACTGTTACTATTGCTGGTTCTACTTATGTTTCGGTAGGTTTCCTATTTGACAGCCAGATAACGAGGGCTGCGACTGCATCAACGGCATACTGGCTTATGCCCTACTTCCTTACTACAACTGCTACACAAACAGATACAGATATAGAGGCTTCTCAGTTAGTTGTAGCTGGTGAGTGTGATGTACTTCGTGTAGAAGTGGATAATAATGGTGCTGCGAGATGGTACATCAATGGTAAATTAGAACAGTCTATTGGTGCTGGTTTAGCAGCTACGCCTGCTACTAAACTCGGTGCATTGTGTGGAGTTTGGTCCACAGCGTCTACTGAATCTGATTTAGATGTAGACTATCTATTGGTAACAGCAAACCGAGACTGGACTAGGTAAGGAGGACGAAATGGCAATAACAGGACAAAGTGGAGAAGGGATGATTCGCCTCTTTACCGATATGTACGGTAACGAGATTCCTGTCGGGAATACTGAAGCTGCAACAACCCCTGGACACTTTCAGGAAGATTTTTCCGTACTGGGAGACCTATTTGATGGCGATGCTGGACTTGTTCTTTTATCAAAGGCAAGTGGGTATGGTCGCCTTACAGGTACTGATGAGGCTGGTTATGGATGTGCCCTTGCTACAGAAGTTTGCTTTAGCCCTGCCTTAAATGGAACAATCGTTGTAGAAGCTCGTGTTGAACTACAGGTATTGACTGCCCGTAATATCTTTATTGGTCTTACGGGAACAATCGATGACAATATTGTGGAATCATTAACAGCGGGCACGGCAACCATAACAAAGGTTTATCCATCAGTCGGATTTTTGTTTGATAGTCAGCTTTCGTCTCCCTACGATACTATTTGGCATATGCCATATTTACTGGCGACAGACTCAACCCAAACTTCAACAGATGTTGATGCTAGTCAAATTATTGTAGCGGGCGAGAGCGATGTTCTCAGGCTAGAAGTTTTCAGTGATGGAGCCGCAAGGTGGTTTGTTAACGGCAAGTTAGAGCAATCTGTCGGGCCTGGATTAGCTGCCACACCTGGAACTCTACTTGGTGTTGTTTGCGGATGCTTTGGAACAGCCAACACTATTACCGATTTAGATGTGGATTACCTTTTGGTAACAGCCAATAGAGATTGGACTAGATAATTTAGGGGCTTTGGGGGCAAGCCTGAAAGGTAGAAATACCAGCCCCTACTAAAATTCAAGTGCTGCCTTTGCAGCATTTTAGGAGGAAAAACAAAATGTCAATGTGGACTAAAAGCAAAATGCACAGAGGGTGGAAATGGAACCATCACAATGACCAATTGCACTTAGTAGTCAACGGATTTACTCACCTTATATATGGTAACTATGGTGATGAAAAGGTGCAGAATGTCGCAAATATATTTGGTTGTACCCTAGGTACTAAAATGATTCTACCAGATGGTAGGGAATTCCGCCTAGCACAAGCGAGTAGTACAAGCTATTTGCAACCAAGCTACGGTGTTGCTGGCGACCAGACCTTTGTAAACTCTGGCACAGCAGTAGCTACCAGCGCTGCTGGGGCTTACACGGTTACCATGACCACAGAGGAAGATGTAACCGAAAATATGTTTGAGGATGGTTACTTGCTAGTTTCTACTGGTAGTGAAAAATATCCTATGTATAGGATTAAGGAACACCCTGCTGCTAACTCTGCTAGTTGTGTGATAACACTACGTGAGCCACTTACTTTGGGAAAAACTGGGGCTGCTGCCGTCAATTCATCTCAAACAGTTACACTGTTCAGAAACATCTATAAAAGTGTTAGGAGTCCAAGGGCTGAGGGGGCAGTTGGCTTTCTGAAACGCCATTCCTGGATTGGTATTGCCACGCACTGCCCTTCCGTCACAGCCTCATACTATTCTTGGCTTCAAGTTAGTGGTTGGTGTCCTATGAGTGGTTACGATAATATGGGTGCTTCTGAGGATGAACAGCAGACCTATTTCTGGCATGATGGTAGTATCCGTCTATGTACTACTTCAGCTGGCCTAGTGGAGGGTAAGCAAATATGTGGCATTGTGGCGCCATGTTCTCACTCGTCTAAAGGCAATGAAGACCTCCCTGGGGCAACGATACCCGTATGGCTACAGTTACCACAATAAACAATGGATATAGTTAAAGGAACAACTTATGTACGGGGCGATGAGTATTGTATAAATCTAGCTGAAGTAAATCTTGTCGCCCCCAATAAAGAAGGTGGAACTGGCTGGCACAGGTTCCAAATAATTGCTCTATATAGAGATAGGCATTTATGTGTATACCGGGAAGATATGGGTATGACTAAAGACTTTAAGGCTGGTCAGTTCCGAGTAATGGGAGGCGTTGTAGACGGTAATAAAATATATCAAGAACACACAGTAAACGAAGTCAGGGAAATGGCTGATGATATGAGATGGAATAAACAAGCCATTGATGTCAAGGAGCTATTTCAAAACAATGAAATCAAAATAAGCTAGAAGTTTGAGTTAACGGGAATTAGTCATAAGGAGGATAAAGTGACTATAGAGGACACACAAACAAACGAAGCATTAATTGAAGAGATGCTAAGGGATGCTGAGAACGCACCCGAACCTGGCACGCTAGAGAAGGTTATCCACAAGGGGGACGAAGAACAACCTGCCCCGATGACACTGGCCAAACTTGAAAGTGCGGGCTGGGTGTATATCTACGAAACCAAGGACGGGCAGAGAAGCATAGCCAATAAGGGTATGCTACGTCAGTTACTCAAGCTAAAGAATAAGGATGGCACGCCGAGATTCACTGTAAATAAGCCACCCTATGAGCCGAAGAGGGGGACTCTCAAGTGCCTACTTCACGGAGACAATCCTGATAGGGCACACTACAGTGAACTGGGATTGCCCGTTTGTCCAAAGAGTAATATAACTAACCCACTTCAGGTCAAGAGGCATATGCAAAAGCGTCACCCTGTAGAGTGGGCAACCTTAGAACAGGAACGCATAGAAAGGGAACGGCAAGAAGATAAAAGGGAAAGGAAAGAAGACAGGGAACTCCAACACGCCATACTGAAGGCTACAAAGCCCGAACTATATGTAAGCAAGAGGGATAGAGCAAAGGAGGAATAAGCGATGCCAACGGCAGTTGACGCTCTTCGCAAAGAAAGTTCACCCGCTAAGGTCAGAGCTGCCATATCTCAGTGTATAGCTTCAGAAATAAGAGGTGGTAGAGAACGTGACCAAGCCGTAGCTATGTGCTATTCAATGGCACGCAAGAAAACTGGCAAGACCTTAGCACCAAAAGAATAAATAAATAAAGGAGTTAAAAAATGGCTGTAAAAAGAATAGTCACTCCAAATAAATTCATAGGACTTTCAACGGATACAAAGCCCACTATGGCTACTGACTCAAGGGTCAGGGTGGGCGACACCTTCTACGAGACCAATACATTTGATATGTATGTTACTCGTGATGGAACTAACTGGTCATTAAAGACACAAAATGTCACCGTAGTGGATGCAACTGGTATCTCCGCTGCTATGTTCGGTAAGCCCTCTTTGCAATGGCTTAATAAGGGTTCTGCAATATGGTCTAAGGAACACATGATATTCAGTGGATGGACTGCTAAACTTACTGGTGGCTACCAATCAGGTCATGATGACTGGTCAAGAGTTTCCTTCAATGTCAATAGTATGCCACTAAGTCAGTTAGAGTCAATCCTGTATGCCTACCGTATGACCGTAACTGAAACCGTTGGCCCCAATATATCCTTCGATGTCCACAATCCTGATGCCCCCAATCAGTGGGCAGAAATCAGCTATAGTAATGGTGCCCCTGGCATAACCAAGACTTCTGGTTGGAACTACTTTAATCTCCTACCCGCCTCAACTGCGGCACTATTCTGGTTTGGTGATAACATTCTCACATCTGGCATAACGGGCAATGATGGTACAACCGTGGCAACACTGGCGACCTATCAGGCTGATGCCTTCTTTTCAACATCCGTTATTACCAAGATAAACATTGAATGGGGCTATCATAGCACAACCTACTTGGAGCCCGTCTTTATAGGTAAGATTGAGGTAAATGATATTGACATCACTTTGGAACCCTCTGCGGAAGAGCAACTTGATATAGTAAGGGATGATACTGCTAAGGCTTTAACTACTATTCCAACCTGGACTTTTGGTACTCCTACTCTCTTGGCTTCTAACCAAGCCAGCGCTTCGTGGTATAGAGGGCATCAAATAGATGGCACATACCAGAAAGGTGCTACTGGTTGGTTGGCTGCTTTGTATGTTAAACCGGGTGCTGATGCTAGTAGTTTTGCCGAAGTCAATATACCTGTCAACGAATTGCCTGTACCGGAATTTACCGCAGCGATATGGTCATACCTCTTGACTGTATCTGGGATTCCCGCTGTCAGCATGATTATATGGCTACACGACCCAGCGGATATGGACAAACGTTGTGAGGTAACGCAGAGAACTGACCATGCAGACCTAGAGGCTGCTGCTGGATGGAACGCCCACGAGCTTAATACAGATACCGCATATCTATACTACTATGGAGAAAATGTAGGTAGTCCTGGTCCTTGTGTTTCAGCAGGAACGGACTATAAATGGAATCAGTACACAGTTGATTCCGTTTTCTCTACATGGACTATCTACCGTATCTCGTTCTGCTGGGGTTGGTACGGTGACCCAATGCCTGAGGCTTTCTTGGCTGATGTGAAACTCAATGGTGAATTAATTCCGCTTGGCCCAGCAGATGGTAAGCACCAGAGAACAGTTCTCACTACCAAGACCTGTGCTAGTTCTGGGGCGATAGCTGCTGATGATGTTGTATCTGAGAACGGCAGTTCAGGAACCGATTGGGACTTTAAGATGGGGGGTACTGGATATATCACTAGAGCCGTGATAGCAAGTGCTACAAATGCAATAACACCTAGAGGGGTTCTGCAACTCTATACTAAGCCACCTACCTGCACTAAGAATGACAATGCAGCTTCTAACGGCCCCGTTACCGCAGATATACCATATCTTGTGGGAACAGTAGCTTTCCCCGCTATGAGTGATGATGGTACTGGCCATTCTTATTCTGTAGCCACACCAAGCACTTCTGGCAACCTTCCCTTGGCGTTTGATACCCCTATGTTGTATGGGGTGTTAATAACTAAGGATACTGCTACTTGGGGTCAGGCATTGATTAGTATTAGCCTTTCTGCTGATATGCAGGATTAGGAGTAAGTTATGGCTGATAGATTTTTTGTAATGGGGCAGGTCTTCATTGCTGATGGCACAACCACAACCGATAAAGCTGGCAGACAAACCACTGACCAGACTATAACCGTAACTGGCGGAGCAGGAAACTTTACTATATATATGACTCAAGGCATGACGGGAACTGTTACAAGTGGAACTACTGCCATAACTGGTTCTCCTGTTACACTAAATGCAGGGGTCAATACTTTAGTCGCAGATGGGGATGGGGACTGCACAATGGATATAACCATTGGGTCAGCCGCTAATTGGGACTCTGTTCAAAGCTGGTCTGCTGCATCGGGTGGAACGGGTGGTGCGTCTGTTCCTACTTCAAGTGATGACGGGGTATTTGATGCTAACTCCTTTACGGCAGGGTCGCAAACCGTAACAGTAGATGCTACTGCCAGTTGTCTTGATTTGGATTGGACGGGAACCACAAATACACCAGATTTGGCTGGTAGTGCTGACTTATACACAGCGGGTGATGTTACTTATATTGCTGCTATGACCACTACATACAGTGGCCTTCTAAAAATGTATGGGACTATAACATTCACAAGTGCAGGTAAGTTAGGTTCTGCCAACTTACGAGTTATGGGAGCTACATCGTTAGGGGATGCTTTTACCACAACAGGTTATCTCCAAGTATATGGTGGGAAAACCTTGACTACAAATAGCCATAACATAACCTGTGGTGGAGTCCGTTTCAACCAAGTGGCTGCTCATACTATAAACTTAGGTACATCTACTATAACCTGTACCTCTTGGACTATTGATACTGGGGGGACACTTACGGTTACCACTGGGGCATCAACTATAAAAGTAAGTGGGACTGGTGGTTTCAACGGCGGAGGGCAGACCTTCTATAATGTAGAACTCAACGGCACAGCCCATACCATAGCAGGTTCTAATACATTCTCCACCTTAACCCTAAAAGCAGACACAACCCAAACCATAACTTTCACAGATGGGACTACTCAGACTATAACAACCCCAGTATTTACGGGTTCCTCTGGTAAGATAAAGACTCTCACGGGTACGGGCACTGCTGGCTGGACTGTCACAAAGGTAGGTGGTGGTGAAGTGACTTGTGACTATATGAATATAAGTTATGGAGATGGCCAACCACAACAGACGTGGATTGCTGGAGTTAATAGTACAAAGGGTGCTGTTACTACTGACGGCTGGTTGTTTGGAAGGCACTGGGCAGAGAGAAGGTCTGGTTGGCAGATGTTACTAGCGGGGAGGTATTAGATGGCACCAAAAACAAGTGCGAATTTAGTAGATGGAGCAGAACGTATATTAGAAGACGGAACTGCTAATACCATATTTTCTGCCACCGATATAGCTGCCCAACTACAGGACTCCCTTAAAGAACTTTCTGAATACTCCCCTTGGGAGATTATGCAGACCAAACTAATGGAGAGTTCCCATAGACTTGGCGAACAACTCACAGGGAACAAGGGTAGGGAGATAGACATATCCGATATAGAGAACCTGATTGACCTGAAGGTTGAATACCCTGTTGGTAACTTTCCACCCACATTCAGAGATTTCAAGAGATATGGGGGGAAGCTGTATCTTGATATAACCTCCCGCCCTACCCCTGGTCAACAGAATGATTCGGCTGGCGATGCTCAGGAATTAACTGGGACTGTAACCTTGACTTCGGGTTCTAATGCTGTAACTGGAAGCGGAACTGCGTTTACCTCAGAGCTTGAAGTTGGTTACTACATCTCAACAGCTTCGGGTACTAATTGGTATAGGGTAGCCAAAATAACTGACGACACTAATCTAGTCATATCAATAAACTGTGCCACTGCCGACACTGGGGCGGATACTGCTGACTCCACGAGATACTGGTATGAGTATGTCAACCTATGGTGTAAGAAGAATCACTACGTAGAAGCTACCATGACTGATTTCTATGGTGCTATAGACTCTGGCTCTGCAAGTGGTTACGCACAAGATGTTTACAGGATTCACGTTGATGCACTGGTAGGCGTTACTACCGTACCGAAGGATATGCTCTTTTCAATAACGGGTACTCTGGGTATCTACAGAACTACAGAAGCCTCAACACTTTCAGGCGGTGAGGGTGATTTGATAATAGAACCACGCCTTAAAGAAAGGGCTGCCGAGAATACGAGAGTTACTTTCCTTGGTTCTTCCCTTAATCAAAACGAAGAACGGCTCTTGATGGAGTTAGTCGCTGCTAGGAGTGCATTCAACTGGGTTGGAGATGCAAGGACAGCTATTGATACTGCGATTTCAGGTTACGGGTCAGCAAGCTCAGTCTGTGGCAATATGTCTGCTGTTGTAGGGCAACTTGTTACTGATGTAGGACTAATGAAGAGTGTTATCCCTGCCTCCCTTGCGACTGCCAAGACAGCCATTTCAAATGCTTCCAACAAGGTGGGCAGTGCTGCCGCTGCTGCTGCTTTGATTGATAGTGCAATAGGAGACTATACATCGGCCTCCCCGGGGGATACGGCACACGTATCTTTAGGGAATGCTTTTGACCAACTTGACTTTGCGATTACACAAATAGGTGTAATAAAAACCGCAATAGCCACCGAGGATACTTTGATTGACGATGCCCTAGATGCCGTATCTGACCAGATTGGCGTTGCCGTTATAGACCTGACTACTGATTTTGATGGTGTAATCAATACCATAACTACAGGCAAGAATGTAGAACAACTATATATAAGCAAGGCTATGGCTCAACTTTCAATAGCAAGGGCTAAACTTGATGAAGCGAGGGCACTTCAGACACCTGATAAGCATTATGGAGACCTCGCTGCACAAGAGGTTCAGCTTGCAATGGCACAAATCAGGGAGGCACAGGGCTACATCGCATTAGAGAGTACCATTGTAGGTGAGAATGCTGTTGCTGTAAGGTCTCATATCACATCAGCGCAGGGATATATACGGGTAGCCGATGCTTACATTCGGGCTGACGCACAGAACGTAGCTAGTTGGGGACGTGCCATTAGTGCTGAGTTAAGTGGTGTTACGGGGTATGCACGGCTAGCATCTAACTACCTCCAACAGGCAAATACAGCAATAAGAGCCTCCTACTCTATAACTGCTGTAAACAGGTGGGCACAGCTTAAACTTAGGGATACCCTGATGGAGCTTAGAAGGATGCGCAAACCCAGACAGAAATCATATTCTTATCCGAGGGAATAATGAGAGTAATCTCAGATGAACTCTTAGCTGCAATGAAGGGTAATGCCCGCACCCCGTATGTTAAACTGGAATTTACCTCAGCAGATGGGAATACGACAGTTGACTATTCAACCCGTAGGCTGGGGATAGAATTTCACTATGAAGCATATAATGAATACGGCACTATTCTTTTAAGAAACAACGACCTCGGTGTAGCTGATATAAAGGGCTACTGGATTGAGCCTATATTGGGCTATGATGCCTCTGGGGAAGGTGGAAGTGCAACTGAGGGTGGTACTTACCCTACAATGTGGGTCAAGAATATATTTGACATCTCTATGCCTGGGGTGAAGATGAGAGCTCTTGAGCTTGAGGGGATGTGGAAGAACCTAAAGGAAAGGGATTGTAATGTAGGGGATGAAGGCCCGTTCCATCAAGCCACCTATACGGAGACAAGCACGATACATTCAATCATAGGTGTTGTGCTCGCTGATGCAGGGTTTGGGCTTGCGGCTTTAACTTCAGGAAACGATGACGGTTTTATTAACTCGTTCACACCCACATTCAAGATAAACGAACAACCATACGAAACATACCAGCAGGTTATTTACAGGTTAATCATAAGGACAAAGTGCTATCTCCAGACCGAACCTGGGCTGGGGTTGATAGACCCGTATTTCAGGACTGTTTATCCCCAATCTTCTGATTCTGTTAATGAGACATACTATTCTTACCAAGCTCCCTGGTTTGAGGAATGGGCTTATAAGACACAGTTAGTCATTCCTAACCACGTCCACGTCTACTGTGATAAGGACGAAGATGGGAATTTTGGCGACCCGCCTCTCACGGGGCACGCATTTGATGAAACTGAAAAAGATAAGTATGGATATCATTGTTACCGATTTGAACAAGCTGGTGATATAAGGACAGGAACAGACGCAAACTTTGTAGCTGAGGCTATACTTGACAGGGCTAAAATGGAAGCACACGGCGGGCGGCTGGTAATCTTCCACGACCCAAGGGTTGAGTTATATGATAAGGTAGCTGTCCATGATACTAGGGGAACATAATGGCTGTATCTATTTTTAGAGCCAATACACCAGGCTGGATAGGGGCACAGCACGCAATCTATGCAACTGCCCATGACGCCAATACTGGCACTGTTGCTGAGGCTGGTGCTCAAGTTATTAGGAATAACTTTGAAGACTCTGATAGTACATATAGAGTGGGCAGGGGCTTTGTAAACTTTACCACCAGCGGTTTAGGTACTATATCAGCAGCGAGGTTTTTCTTTCGTAGCAACGGGAGGAATGAGGATAATACTGGGCAGTCCCGTCTTTACTTGGTGAGGGGGATACAAGGTGTTCCCCTAGTTGACACAGACTTTGGCGACCATTTGGGTTACACTGCCTCTGGTGGCTCAATAGTATTTGCGGATATGGGTCAGTACCCTACTGCTGCTGGACAAAATACTATTACCTTAAATTCAACTGGCAGGGGGTGGATATCTGCAACAACGAAGTTCTGTCTCAGGGTATCTGGGGACATAAACAACTCTGCCCCTACTGATACAGGTAGTGATGTACAGAACCACGTTCTACTTGATTGGGGAGGGGGATGGGTTGGTGTTGTTACCGATGCGGCTACGAATGTAGCTGGTCGCACAGCCACACTGAATGGGACATCTATTGGTAGTAAGTGGTCACCACCATTATTAGAAATTACACATGATGGCAGTAATCCAACTTACCCACGTTGTAGATTCCAGTATGGCACAACCACAGCCTATGGCACCAATACGGATTGGCAGTCGGGGGTAGCTGTATTTGAAGCATTTACAGCCAACATAACTGGCTTGGAATTAGAGACAACCTATCATTTCAGAGCAGTGTTGGAAGATACAGACGGAACTGAGAATGGTGACGATGCAACCTTTACTACAATTATAGACGACAGGGTAACGGGGATAGTAATCAGGGAAGGGCCTGGTTACTACACAGACGAGCTTCATCTTGGTGGGCTTTCAACTTCTTGGAGATTGGTTGACATACAGAAACAACCAACCCCTGCTGTTCCAAGCGAATATGCCGAACCAACGGCTGGCCCGCAGGTATGGAGTGGTCCCTTCTGGTATCAGCCCGACCTCAATCTTATCCCGTATGCAGACAGAGCAAGGGCAGAGGCAGAGGGTGGATACTGGTTCTGGATAATTGATGGACAGGTTACAAGAACCCCACCTTGGGAGGCTCAATGAGAGAAGATACAGGAAGACCAGATATAAGTTTCAAGCCAGTCTTTGTAGACGCATCATCAAGGGAATACTTTATATCTTTACCAAAGGCAAAACAAATTATAGAGGCAGGTGCAGTGGAAATTGAAAGGCTTTTAAGAGAACTAATGGCGATACAGAAGCAGATGGAAGAATTACTAAAGGCTATTCTTGTTGTTGAGGCTTCTGGACAAAATTTAAGTGGAGATAAGGAGGACTACTAATGGGAATGGTATTAGAGGGTAGAAGCGGAATACCAATCGAGGGCAACGCAAGGGGGCAACTTTCGACCCACGCTACTGCCGTGTCTGAAGAACACGAAGCAAATCTGGCGAGCGATGGATATGTCTTGCCTATAAATGGCATTGATGTAAATGGAGCAGAGCATATCGTTGTTATAAAGAACGGGGATGACAGAGACCTTATCATTACAGCGATTACACTGTCTGGCTCTGAGACTGGACGCTGGGTTCACGTATATCTAAACGAGTCATTCACCTATGCTGCTGGTGGGACTCCGGTAGTGCCTACGAATGTGAAGTCAGGAATAGTTGGTGGGGCAGAGGGAGAGTTCTATACCTTAGATGCTGCTGGTACTGACATCACTACGTTTACAGGTACGTCTACCATCGCTGGTATCTATACGTTTCAGACGACCCCACTCACATACAGGACTGACAGCGGCTGGGTTGTTCCGAAGGGTCAGGTGTGGTCACTTTACAATGTGAGTAATAATATTGTCTATAATGGTCACATTTCATTCTACTACCACCACGGTTAGGAGTAGTTAATGGCAACACCAACGGTACTGTACAGCGAGGGTAAACCATTACACACTACGGAATGTACTATTTTGCCTGGGAAGGAGCTTGTTCTCTGTGTCACCACACCAGAGAAAGCACGTAGTGTCTTTAATAACGTGGCACTTACCACAAATGGAACGTATGTTAAGATAGCTACGCCCTTTGGCGATAGCACAATTGAAGTAACAGACCTCATCATATCGGGAGACGAGAAGGCTGGCGGTAGTGTCGTAGTGAGGTTTAATGACGGAACCAACACTGCGTTGGTGCATACTATATATGTAGCTTCAAGGGCAGCTACAGTTCCGATGCACTTTGTTGGAAAGGTTGAGGGCTGGAAGGCGGCTTATTTAGAGACTGCCGTTGTTGGAGACAGCTTTGCCGCAAATGTAACTGCCGTCTATATTAAAAAGGCAGTAACTGGCAAGACATACGCCAAGTGGAATGCGGAGAGATAAATGGGATACTGTCCATATTTTAATCAGGAATGTTATGGGAGTACAAACTGCTCATGTTGGGATGACTTTGGGTGTTCTGTAAGATGCAGACCAGGTATCCCTGCTGTCCGTTCTGGAACAAATGTCTATATCCTTCATATACAATACGGCGATCCCAAAGGGCGCACAGAAGAAGTGGTTGTTTACGCCGATGCGACAACTGGGGCTATCGGAGAATCTGATGATATTACGGAATTCACAATCTACATACCATAAAGGGGAAGCACCCCCTAGTGCATACTGGGATAATGTCCGCCTTCTATTAGAGACTGCTGAGGAGGAATTCATTGAAGCACAGGATTATTTGGAGAAGGCGTTAGATAATATAGAAGAAGTGAGGGAACAGTTATGATAAAACATAGCAACTGGTATTGGATTAGGGAATTCACTGGTGACGGCATAATGTGGCTGATGATTATCTGGAGTTCTATGCTATTTGGTGGCATAGCGACTATCGGGTATGCCAAGTTTGTTGAACCAAATATGTGGATACTATATACGGAGATAGCCATACTCGTATTGTTCGCCTTTGTTGCTGTGGATAGGCTCATTGATGATGGTATACGATATGACCAAGAAAGGAGACTAAAATGACTGAGGACAATGGATATCGCAAAGTAACCAAGAGAATGATTGTGTTGGGGCTGGGTAGTCTAGCTGGCGTTACAGCGACCTTTATGGTTGTCTGGGGTGGTCTCAATGGTGTTACAGAACTTTGGACATCTGGTGCTGCTATGATTAGTGTTGTTTTGGGTGGTGTCATAGGGCATTATCTAACTGATTAGAAAGGCGGTTTATTATGGAAGAAGATGAGAAGAATAATGTTGGCAGACCACCAAGATATTTGACTATAAAGAAGTTTGAGAAATTCCTCACCAATGACTTTCACGGATTAAAGCTGCAAGTCAAAACTAATACAAGGCTCCTTTGGATTATCATAGGTTGCTTCATTGCCGCAAGTTTAATAGACCGCTTCGCTTAATATAACAATTTAATATTATATAATTTACCCCTCTCTGTAAAAGGAGAGGGGGATTTATTTTTGTTTAATTGCAAAAGATTTATTTCCCGTAGGCGTGGAGGGGGGTTGACAGCCTTATAAATAAGTAGTAAATTGGTAGCATAAAGGAGGGGTGATGAAGAAGTACAAGTTTAAAGTAGGCGACAAAGTAAGAATAAAATCTGGTGTGGATTTGGAGAGGATTACGATTGGGGGCGAGGAGAACATCAAGGAACTTATGAGCTCAGAATTAACCATTGATGATGCAACACCAGGGCAGGAGAAGTGGAGAGATAAGGGGGTAGATGGTACTCCGACATACTCTATAGATGGGTGGAGAATACCAGAGAGTTTTCTAATAAAAAGCTAGAATATAAAGGAGGGAGAAGTGAAAATTAAACTGGATTGGGAACAGTGGAAAAGGCTGAAGGAGCTATTGAAAGTAGCAGAGATGATAGAGTGGAAATCAACCACTGGCTCTGCTAGATTAGATGACCAAAGCACACAGATTGATATTCACGAAGTCATAACAATTACTATCCCCGATTAAGGGCATAAAGGAGGAACTTGCTGGTGTCCTTAGAAACTATCGGCAAGGAGGGCGAAACAGAGCCGAGCCAGCAAGGAATATGGTAGCAAGATGGAATACTTAAGATTATCAGCAGATGGTTTAACTATTTATACTGAGTGGTTATTAAAAAATGGGGAACATATCAAGGTAGACTTAGACAGAGAGGATTACTTTGAGTATATTGAGAAGTTAAGGGCAGACGATAAGCAAGTTGAGCCATTGGTGAAAGAATGAAAAGAAAACTAACAAACTTTGAATTAGAAACCATCATCAATTTTAATGAGGGTGAAGATACAGCGCATATCTTCACATACAACAAGACTTGGCAGAAACACCTTGAAAAGAAACTGGGGCTTAAACCGATTATGGACAATGGTGCTGGCGGTAGGGAATATGAAATATCAAAGAAAAGAATCAAACCACCAAGGGCTAAAAAGAAACTAACAATCAAGGCAAAGAGAGAATTGGTAAAGCGATTGGCAGTAGCACGCCAGAACACCGCTGAGAGTGGCAGAAACCCCAGAATTGTGGGGGTTGCAAAGGATAATAGTTAATACATAGAGGTTGGTATTAGATGAAGAAATACGAGAAATGTCAGATGGTGGGTTGTAAGGAAACGGCCCGATGTGGATTATACAGAAGGGTATATCTGGAAAAGAAGATATGGGTTGAAGTCTGTTATGGGCACGAGAAGGAAATAGGAGATGAAAATGTTAAAGCGGATAAATCCTGAAGAATTAGATAAGGCGTTTGATGGTGATTTTGGGAAAGTTCCCTTTGACCACTACCCAACACCAGAGGACATACATCTCGTAAGACTAGGCCTAGTCGCCCAAGCCCAACTTGATGCTGTTAAGAAAGAACTATTGGACAAACTAGAACCACTAGAACACCCTGAGACAGGTAAAATAATCGGAGCTAGTCTTATTTTAACTAAAGAAGAATACCAGCAACTCAGAGAGAACAAATGAAGTATATCTTATCAATAGGCAAAACACTACTGATACTAATATTGTCTGCTGATTTACTTTACTTATATTACAGTGGTTTCTGGTATGACCCAAACCCCATTATTGAATTAACTGAGGTTGCAATACTTTGGATTATAGCTACCAGCTCGGCTGGCGCAACTTTAATAACATTCGCAAGGGGGGTGAATGATGGTTAATTGGCTTTGTATTCATGGAGGGATAGCCCTTTTCAGTTTTGGTATTAGCCTTGCATTTATATCAGGCGACTTTGAATTATGGGGTTGCCCCTGGAGCGTCGCTGTCCTTTGTATGTTTGGAACACTTGCATTGATGCTTAGTGGAATTCTACTACTCATTTATGGTATTGATAGGAAATTAAAATGAAACACGAATCAGTATTTGACACAGTAAAGATATTGATGAGGGATGAGCGTTTAACCTATGAAGAGGCGATAAAAGAAGTTGAAAAGAAACTAAGAGTTCCACTACCTATAGAATTAAAGGATAGGATAAGGGAGGAGATAAAATGAGAGTAGATGTATGGTTTCAAAGAAGTAGCCAGCCAGTAAGGTTTGATAATGTTTATGCGACTTATCAAAAGGGCGACTTATTCTGCGTGGGTTACGAAGATGAACTCGGCACTCATATAAAAAAATATCCAGTAACCCACCTATTCTGTGTACACGAAGAAGAGTTCCCGTCTAGTCAACCTAAGCCACCCACGCCAACAGTAGAGGGGGAATAATGTTAGTCATTAAATTCGTTGGTAAAGCCCGCCAGCTATATATCCTACAAAGATTTCTTAAAAGGAATGGGCATCTGAAACTATCTGATATAAGGAGGGTAGAATGTTAATACTGTGGGTTATATTAGGGATTATTGCTTGGTATGGGATTGGCCTGATAGGTAGTGCTATTGGGCTGGGCAGTATAGATGAGTATTTAATCAAAGAATTCGGTAGTGGATACAGGGAGGGCGGCAAAAAGATGGGCTTTTTAATGGCCCTACTTGGCATTTCTAATTTGGCAGGTGCCATTATTGCTAGTAAAATGGGAAAACTTCCGCTTAAAATTAAATGGTATTGGATTAGATGAATAGGCATTTAAGATTGGGGGATTTGAAATGACAGAACAGGAAGCTAGGGAATTAGGGGAAGCACATTGGAAATATCTTGAAGAGCGGGAACATAAGGCTTTTATAGATGCTTGGATGCACTCGTGGAAGCACACTCAGGAGGAGAAAGATGCCCAAAATTAAAACAGGTTACAGCAAGAATTTCGTAGCACACGGTCCGTGCAGGATTATATCAACAAGGGGCAAATATTTAATTCAGGCAATGGATAAAATTACACGCTTTGATGGCGGTGGATACTATACCTTTGGCAATTTAATGCTTGTCAATAAAGATGAAGTAAGTAATATCAAGGAGGAGGAGATATAATGGAAAAAATCATAATCATAGACTCGTTTTGGACTGATGAGCATGATAACACTTGGGTTATGGACAAGGAGGGTAAGGAACATAAGATAGGTGAAAAGCGGAAGCCCGAAATACACGAACTTGTTCGGAATAGTGTAGGATTGGCGGTCAGGTTCACCTATGCAACATTCAACCAATGGGAGTATATCGCCAATGTAGAGCTTGTTAAAGACCAGATTGACCAAACTAAGGGGTCGGTGGATACATCGGCTATGGAGAAATCGGCTAAGGAAGGGAAGCCATATGAAGTAAAGCCAGAAGCCAAGCCAACAAGACAGGGTTATAAGGCTGACCCTGCCAAGACAGAGAGCATACAAAAGCAAACAGCACTTATTCAATCCTGCAATCTCGCTGTATCTGGCGTGATAGATAGAATGCAAATTCTGACGTGGGCTGAGTTCTTTGATGGCTGGCTAAACGGTGATATTTATATTCCAGACAAAACCGTATTGGAGCTTTTCAATAAATATGTAGTAGCAGCAGCGAAAGAAGTCTAATTGACAGTTGGTATAATATGGCTTGCTGGGGTGCCAATAAAAGGGTAAATGACTACATTAGAGTGTAGTAGCCAGCCCCAGCAGGGATTTAAAGGGGGGTTTAACAATGGAGACAGAAAGATACGAACATCATGGCGTTACGGTTTGGGTTTATAGCGATTTAAGGGGGAAGCATAGACGGCATTGCCTTTGCTTTGATTGTCAATCATTCTATCCGGATGTTCCCGATATGAATTGTAAAATAGCGGAAGCACTTTTCAGGTTTGATAGATTGAATGGTCTAGTTACGCCAGTATATGAATGTCCTGAGTTCATAAAGAGCGAATTTCCCGAATATCACAATTGGCTCAAAAACCGCTAGCTTAACATATTATATGTAGTGCGCCCTTTGGGGGATTTTATGTGCAGAGAAATACTATTGGGCAGTATAAGTTCTTCAAGAGAAGAGCAACTTGGGTTCCACTATTGGGACAATCGCCATCCATGTGGCTGGGTACATTGGGCGTTTGGATGGAAAACTGGAATAGACAATGACTTAATTTGTGTTTTCCCTAATGTTAAGACAAGGGTATTGGAACATTATGCATTGAGTCCAGTTTGTTCTAATAGATTGTTAGCCCTTTTAGCCTTTATCATTAAGCGACTATTGTTTATACTTGACCCAGACCTAAGGTATAGAAGAACCGAAAAGGATGGAGGGGAAAATAATGAAAGAAATTGTTGAAAAATTGATTGAGTACCACGAAAAATCACTTATCTCAACTCCATATTCGGAAGTTTATATCAAGCAGATAACAGTAATAGTATTGAGGAATTATCTCAAATATTTAACTGGGGGTAAAAAGACTAATGGATAAGAGTTTACAGCAAAGATGTCTTAGGAATTGCAGAAGCGTTGCTGATATGGAATTATACAGTAAAATATCTGAGTATGGTAACAAAAAATTAGGTCACATATGGAGATATAAACCAAATCAAGTACATAAAATAATGAGGGCTGTTATTAGTTATTGCATTAATAATGGAACAAAGTTACCTGATTATAAGCATACATTGGGTAGGAGAATGCAATTTGAAGATGGGGACTCTGGGGTTACAATCACTACTTGGGCACCGTAACATTACATAAGCACTATAGTGCGCCATTAAGGAGTAAAGAGAATGAACAAAGAAGAACACATAGCAAGGCACGAGATACTTCACAGGGAATTGGATGAGTTGGTGGCTGATATGATTACACATACCAAGATGTTGCCATCAAAGACTACTGTGATGGAATTAATGCAATGGTCGTGCCAGCAAAAAAGCGAACCAGCCGAGGATGAATGAAATACATATTATCAATAGGAGGGTAAAGATGAGTGAACAGGAACTAAATAAAAGGCTGGCTGAGTGGGCAGGTATTAATCTTTCTGGCGTTCCCAATGGTTGTGATCCACAATTCCACTTATCCCTAGATGCCTGCTTTAAGTGGCTGGTGCCGAAGCTATGGATATGTGATATTACACTAGAAGAGGGCATATTCTGGTTTGTTAGAGTGGCACACCCAAATTATGGAGAAGGCAAGGCTAACGGAGAAGCTGCTGATAATAAAGCACTAGCCCGAATCCTCTGCAAAGCCATAGATAAACTCATTAAGGAGGACAAAAATGAAACTCAATAGAAAGAAAGCAAAGGAGATTTGTATAGAGCTATGGACAGATTTAGCTAAAACTGGCAAGTATAAGAAGGATTGGGCAGGCTGGGAGAAGTATGGTGGGATGGATAATGATTGCCCATTCTGTGAGTTTGCTTGTAATTCCGCAGGTGGAGTGGTTGATGCTTGCGATAGATGCCCCATTGTAGAGAGTGGATGGGTGGATTGTTATGAAATGGGATTTGAGGAATGGGTAAGAGCTAGACAACCAAGAACACGCAAGAAATACGCCAAGATATTCCTAGAGAGGCTACTAGGGCTTAAATGAGTGAAAACTTAGCTGATAAGGGAACACACGAACACTATAAACTTGTCAGGGAGTCTCCTGAATACAGGATGTCCTTGATGATGGAGGAACTACAAGCAGAGATGCAACCGCCTTGGGGTTCTAGGGAAGAGGAGTTACCTGATAGCAATAACATATCTATTACTGATAAGAATATGGGGGATAGGGGGTATGGGGGGAAGGGGGAATATTATACACCATATCTTGATATGAAGATTCGTGGGCTCAACCTTCACCTTGAGAAAATAGAGGACTTTGTTCGCATGGTTATGCCTATAATTGAAAGGCAAAAAATACCAGTGAAGCTAGTTGAAATCCCGATGCCAAAAAGAATCAATATGCCCGTAATCACGAATGCGGTTGGTGTTGGGCAATTCCTTCGGCTTAAGTCAGAGTTCTTATACTGGCAATCAAAGCTAATTAAACACCTTGATAAGGGTAAAAAGAAGGAAAGTATATGGACAAATGATGGACACGAGATGGACAAAGTGTGACAAAAATGGATTTCAATGGACAATATGGACACAGATGGATATAGATGGACAAAATGGATAAGGGCAGAAGTCTAGCACAGGAGATACGGCTTTGGGTAGCAGAGAATCCAGGTCGCAAGTTTGGCCTGAGCACGTTGGACAATGAACTAGGGATTTGGAGTACGGTTGATAAGAATAATCGTTGGCATATTATCCGCCGATTGGTGGAAGAGGGGCTGGTTGAAAAGTATGGTGGTGGCTATCGGGTTATAGTTGATGGGCTTGTTACCCTTAACTGGAGGGCGGCAGATGAGAGTTTGATATGGGATATTAAGTGGCCATTTGGGCTAGAGAACTATGTTGATATTCTCCCCAAGAATATTATTGTTGTGGCAGGCTCAAAGGATGCTGGCAAGACCGCCTTCCTACTCAATGTTGTAAGGCTGAATATGGACAAATACACCATACATTATTACTCAAGCGAGATGGGTGAGCTAGAATTAAAAAGAAGGTTACGTAAGTTTGAGGATACTGGTCTTGCCAAAATGGACAGTTGGAAATTCTATACCTATGAGAAGTCATTTGACTTTCAGGATGCGGTAAGTAAAAACCCAAATGATATTCACATTATAGATTTCCTTGAAATACACAAAGACTTCTGGGAGGTCAGTGGTTTAATTTACCACATTTGGGATAAACTTGGTGGGATTGCCATTATAGCATTGCAGAAGAACCCTGGTGCCGATATGGGGCTTGGTGGTGGGCGTAGCCTAGAAAAGGCAAGGCTTTATCTTACAATGGATATAAACAAACTCACTATTAAGGTGGGTAAGAATTGGGCACAGGAGACTGTCAACCCACGTGGTAAGAGTTGGACATTCCAGTTAGTCGGCGGTGCCAAATTTCTCAATATACAGGAGGCAAATGATTAAAGATGAAGAATAGAACAGGGGAATTGAGGGAACAATTGGAGATTATCTTGGGCAATTTAGTTACTAGAATAGCTACAGAGCATTATGATTTTTATTATGCCGCAAAATTGGAAGCTGTGGGTTATGTTATTGAAGCCTGCAAGGAGAAGGGGATGGCTTTTGTAGTGGATAGGGAGTTGCCTTTATGCCCTGAAAAACCAGAATGTCAGCTAACAGATGGCGATATGGACAAAAGGGGGGTTAAGCCTCAGTACAGAAACGAATTCATATGCTATGTCGGGGACTTTCGCCACGCTTATATTACAGCAATCCAAGATATGATAATTTGGCACAGGGATAGTTTGGAGGAGATAGACATTGAAGAGAACACTGATTAAAAGGAAGAAGAGTAGGTTTGAGCCACACGATACACTGTGTAGTAAATATGTAAGGCTTATGTCCGGTGGATACTGCAAGAGGTGTTGGTTGAGGGGCAAGGGCGTGAAGGTAGATTGGCGTACTCTGCATTGGGCTCATTGTTTTAATAGAAATATACTGGCGACTAGGTGGGAATATGATAACTCCGCCCCGCTTTGTTGTGGTTGCCATAGGCATCTTGATTTGAACCACGAAGAAAAGCACGAGTTCTTTATGGGAATACTTGGTAGTAAAAGGTACAATGAGCTAAGGGAAATGGCTAAGCCTGGTGGTAAACCTGATAGGGACAAGATAAAGGCTGACCTTCAAGACAAGATTAGATTCTTGGAAGATGACAACGGTGGATGGATTTTTGTAGAAGATGATGACTGAAGACGAAAAGACGAAAGCCGTCAAGGGGTTCAAGCGACAACTAAATGGTGTAATGAGCGTGTTTCATTTCTATGGGCTACAAATATACATCCCAAATGCTATTGAGGTGATCACTGAACTTGCCTTGTTACTACACAAGAGATTAAATGGGCAGGATATACCCGTAACATATGAACACGCTAACGAGAAGAAGCGACTAAGGGGTAAAGGAGGATAATATGAGTTGGAGACCAA